TAAAATTACCGATACTACTAATCGAGTCGGTCCATTTCTAACTAGTTTAGATGTTACCATTGGTGATCATTCAATGGGGTTGTTGAACAAAGCCACTGTTAATCTAGTAATACCAAATCCACAACGAGATCTAGATGCGGTAGAAGAAGTTTGGTTTCGTCCCGGTCGTTATGTGAAAATAGAAATACATCATCCAGAATCTGCTATAATTACCCGAGATAAAACAGATGGTCGATTAACTGCAGCAACACTACCAAATACCGCATCACTTAAAGAACGATACCCAGAATGGAACATTGATGATTTATTAGCACAAATTAATCGAATGAATGTGTTTTCATTTGAAGGACTAGTAACATCATTTGATTTTTCATATACCGAATCCGGTCAAGTAGAAGCATCATTAAGTCTAACCGGAACAAGCAATGCATATACCGATGTTTCAATGTATATGCCAGCCACTGATAAAAAAACAGATCCTAAAACTCCGACAAGTAAATTAGATCCAAAAACACAAACACTGAATGTATCTACTACGGTTACTACAGAAGCTTCTGCCGATGCGTTACCAAAATCAGAATTTTATGATGTTTTAAATGATACCATCGTTAAACTAGTTAAAGAAAAAGATCCGGAACAAAAAGAAACCCAGCTGCTAAACTTCAGGTCTTCAGTTTTTGATAATTCGGCACATACCGATCATTTTGTTTTAGTAGGGGAACCATTTCCACCATCTGTAAATGATCGATCGGTTAATCGAGAAATTTCACTATTACGAGGAGCTGCTTTTACTAGTCAAACAAGTGCTAGTTTAACCGCATCATTACAAGCCCGGGTTAATACATTAGAAACCGCATCATTACAAGAAACAGATCCAAAAACCCATTATAACAGATACATTACATTAGGTGCATTAATTCACTTTACCAATTATTTTATTACTAGTAAAATTAAATCTACGGAATTCACTGAAATTATATGTACTGATGCTAAATGTTATAGTAACTATTTACCATATTTAACATCATGCACTCCAGACTCTGTGTTACTATTACCGCAATTTGATACTGCAGGCGATATGAATCATTATGGAGATGTGGTATACTATCAAGATGTTACAAAAAAATCTAACTGGCCAGGCGTTTACACAAAAAATGAAACACAACCTGCCGTATACCCATCCCGAATTTTTATAAATTTAGAAGACATACAAGCCATATTAAAATCATTGTCTGCTAATAACACCAGAAAATTCACAGTCGATGCATTTTTAACTGCTATTAGCGCTAAAATAAACTATGCAACCGCCGGTGCAATCAATATGCATTTAATAACAGATCCTATAGATACTACTAAACTATTATTTACTGATGTTAAGTATATATCGCCAGCAGTGCCAGACAATTCTTCTGATAGCAAACCCGTTCCCGTCACTCCATATTCAGTACCAATGATGGCAAACCATCCATATGGTACAGTAGTTAGAACATTTAAATTTTCAGCAACTCTGCCTGAGAATGTAAAGAATTTGTCATACGTGTTGAATCAAGGAGATGAAGTAACTGAACAAGAAATTGCACCATACATGAATTTTATGTATAGTTCGAAAAATCCAGATGAAATAAATAAATTTATCGGTGCATATAAAACAAAACATGAAAATTATATAAAACAATTAACCGAAACTAAAAATAAATTAGGATTATCACCCAAGGAATCGGAACTAATACAATCATTGTACAAAGCTTTAAACAATTACATTAAGTATCCTACCCCTGATATTAAAAAATCACAAGTAATGGTTGCTCCGATATTTCCATTTACAGTAGAATTTGAAATTGACGGGATTAACGGTTTGCGATACGGTGATGTATTAACCTTTGATATGTTACCACTTAAATATCGAGTTAATACGGTATTTAGTATTATAGGTATAACACACACAGTTTCTACAGAAGGACAATGGACGACTAATGTTAGATGCATAATGCGTCCTAAAATAGATTAAACATATGCGGTTAAAACTATATTATATGCCAGAAGAGATTACTTCCAATTTATACACAAATGGAGGCGAATTTCAAACAGAAGATGGTGTAGAATATCGAGGCTCGTATCACCGATACATTACCAATGAAATATATACCGGCGCAACATGGAATTCTAAGACATCCAAGAAATTAATGTTGTTAGAAACTGTGTTAGTTCGCGATGTGGTGTATAGTAAATTAAAAACCCGTCTACAAACAAAATTCATAACTCCACAACCAATCAATCGAACCCCAACTATTACCGAGTATAATTCTGGATATTTTGAACGATATTTTTTAAAAAAATGCAACGAACAAATATTCATCGAAACAGATGAAATTCAGCACACGTTATGGAGAAACGGGAAAATTGATCAAGCCATGTTTAATGCAGTTACATTTCGTTGGTTCATATCAGGCAACATTGATGACGTCAAAACTGCAACAACTACACAATATGGGGTGTTAACAAAAAACAAAAAACAAATACAATATGCCCAGCAAGTATTACCGGGTATCGTTGATGTGTTAACAAATCCGTTGCAATACTATGGTGACGTCACCTACAATGTGCCTAAAGACATCAACACATAGTCAGGTTTGATTTTCCAATTCTATTTCATATTATTGCAGTATGATATTGGATCATGCACACGATGTTGAAGCTACACTGAATTATATCAAGGATCGAAAGACATTAATTGTCCCGATACTATGTAGTCCTGTGATGTCAGCAAAACATAATCCGGTATGCTTATTGTATGTTTATACCGAGGATGACGTAGAGCGAATTATACCAATACGACATACAGAACAAATAACAGGTCATACCGAACATCTACAACGGTTTCTGGATCTGCCGAATATCTTTGTGTATGATAAAAAACAATGGCTTCAAATTGGAGGAAATGCCGCCGTATGGGATGTTAAGACTTTGTGGTGGTACACATACAATGAAGCATATGACGAATCACATTATCCTACTGCAGCTCACACGTTTTATTGGCGCCGACACACTGCATTGCCATACATAAACACCGTTATTCCCATACAGCAACACTTACAGATGTGTCAGAAAATTCGTCACTATGCTTGGCCGATGTGTATGAATGCAGAATTGTCAGAATCATACCAGCATTTTGATTCAGTGTATCCGGAAGTGTTTGCAGCAATAGAAACAGCTGGACTTCGAGTCACTGATCAGTTTCGTATGCCAGAAATTGTTACAAATAATTTTGTGTATTCAAGCTATAACTATCATACCACAACCGGTAGACCTAGCAATGCGTCCCGAGGATTTAACTTTGCGGCCATGAATAAAGAAGATGGTACCCGTGATGCATTTTGTAGTAGATTTGACAACGGGGCACTTGTAGAAATGGACTTTGATGCATATCATGTTAGGCTGATTGCCAGATTACTCAGATATAAATTACCAACAGGTTCTGTGCATGAATACTTTGGGAGATTTTATTTTGATACTGAAACTTTAACACCGGAACAATACGATCAAAGCAAACAGATAACGTTTAGGTTGTTATATGGTGGCATCGATGCAGAGTTTTTATCAATTCCATTTTTTCGAGAAGTAAATGATTTAGTGTACACATTATGGAGACAATGGAAATCAAAAGGATACATAGAAACACCTATACTGAAAAGACAAATCACATCAGATACCGTAAAAAACATGACAGCAAACAAATTGTTTAATTATTTTTTACAGGCAGTTGAAACCGAGGTATCCGTGCAAAAGTTACGGCAATGTCTTGCACTTCTACATGGTCACGAAACTCGAATGGTTTTATATACATATGATTCTATACTATTCGATGTGCCGGCTGAAGAAGCCAAACAAATTTTGCCAGCAATCAGACAAATACTAGAAGCCGGTGAATTCCCGGTTAAATGTAAAGTTGGGAATATTTATAGTAAAATGCAAGAACTATAAATATGATCGATTCTATACTTACTGAATGGAGATTCCGATTGGAATCTGGTTATCCTAAAACAAAAGCTGATTATGCAGTACTGCGAGATGTTATTCTAGAAATGACTGATTTAACAGAATCTGATGCAGATCAAATTGTACGACAGGCACAGGGCATAACAGAAGCAGACGATATGCCAGGAATGTTATCAACGAATCCAAATTCAGAAACAGATGATTTTGCTGATTTATTACAAATATTAAAAACTAAAAACCGCGAAGGTCAGTTTTATGAATTAGCAAAATATACTCAAAAGTATTATACCAATAATATGCCGGTATTAAAACAAATCACAGTTCCATTTTCGATAACTGATATTAATGATAATCTCCGAGACGGACATTATACCTTAGAAAATGCTAGAACTAATTTGCCACTATCTGATTATACAAATCCAGGTACGGCTGCAGAAGCAGTTATATTTGCATATATGAATGACGTTTTTAGCACATCTATACAACATATAACAACGCAAGAAAAAGGAATTGATGGAAAAGATGATACTGGTATTATATTTGAAGTTAAAACTAGTACTAGCGGAAACATCAATTTAAATTTACAAACTACATTTTTTTCAGATGATCCGAATAAATTCTATATATTTGGATTCCGAAACGGAGCAGGATATCGTTTTAATTCGATCACACCAGTATATATTATATCATCGCAACTATTACGTAGAATATCATTAGGAGAAGAAATTTATTCACAATTAAGTAGTGAGACAAGGATTTCGGATATACTAACTGCACAAATTGAATCTGGATTAGCTAAAACAAATTTCAAAGATCAGATTATTGCTGCATTAACAAATGAAACCACCGCAGAATTCACAAAACAATTTGATATTGGAAATAATGTCTCGGTAGTTTTTAAAATATTCATACAACCAAAGAAATTTTAGGATTGCCAATTGAAAACACAATTACTATGCACATTTGCACATCGCGCGGATTTAAACATTATATTAGACTACATACAAACTAGTTACGAAATACCAGAACGACGCATATTCGTTTTTTCCAACAATGACCATGCAGACAATTTATATTGCACATATAATGCATCTGATACTACACGTAGAGGACAGAATACTATAAGCATCCACCGTAAAAAAGAAACAAACACGCTGTACACAGTTAATGCTTTGAATGAAGTTATACGAAAAGTGAATAATGGAATATTAGATAAAACATATCAACTCGATTGGCAACGGTATCAGAATTCATTCATATTAACAGATGATGTTGGGTATCGAGTTATCAACTTAGTATTTTTTAAAAAAATTGCTTGGTGATATTTATATTATATAAAGGAATGTAATGAAAAAGAATCTATTGTCAGAAAATATGCGCCGGTTCGGTACCAAGAATATCAATGAAGTTGATACATATGTAGCGTCTACACAAGGACCATTTAATGCAACCGAAATTAAAATATACGAGCATATATTAAATGCGATTGAAGTATATATCCCAAATGTTCCTGCAGATGCGATAGATGATTTTACGGATAATAACAATAAAGATTTTTATATAAAAGAATTTAAAAACATTATCGATGCTGTAGAAAAACTAGCAAAAACAATTGATAATGAGATGTCTCAACAAGCAAGATAAACTTTTTATCAAAAAACTTAACTAATTATTTTGAATTAACGATTTAATTACTTATAATGTAATTAATATTTTATATTTTTATTAACCAATTAACAAAAGGAGTACTTATGGCACTTAATCTAGATGCAATTAAGGCAAAACTTAACCAATTAAACAAGCAAGATGACAAGAAGAACAACTTGTGGAAACCTGAAGCAGGCAAAACACGTATTCGAATCGTCCCATATGTTCACAGAAAAGAAAATCCATTCTTGGAATTGTATTTTCATTACGACATCAGCAAAAAATCAATGTTATCCCCAATTTCCTTCGGAAATGCTGATCCAATCGTAGAATTCGCAGACAAACTTAAAAAGACAGGTGATAAAGATGAATGGATCATGGGTCGAAAAATCGAACCTAAGATGCGTACGTATGTTCCTGTTATTATCCGCGGAAAAGAATCTGAAGGAGTAAAATTCTGGGGCTTTGGAAAGCAGATCTACACAGAACTTCTTTCTATTATCTCTGATCCAGATTACGGTGATATTACAGATCTAATGAATGGTCGTGATATTGACGTAGAATTCACGCCAGCAGTATCTGCGGCAGACTTTCCTAAAACATCTATTCGTGTTAAACCAGCAACAACCCCAGCTACTGATGACAAGTCCGTTGCTGAAAAAATCATGAATCAGCCTGTGATCACTGATATCTTCCCGGAGCCGACTTATGAAGAATTAGAAGCTGCTTTAACTGAATGGATGAATCCAGAAAATGCAGATAGTGATGTTGCAACATCGGATGATGAAGATGAAACACCAGTTGCTGCAACTAAAGCTACAAAAGCATCACCTGCAGCTACAAAAGTAGATGATGTTTCATCTGCATTTAACGACCTATTCAATTCCTAAGGAGTAATAAATGGCAAAGAGTAAAAGCAAACTAGAACTGGAAGATTCGTTAGCAAACACATTAGCGGATAGTATCAACAAGCAATTTAAAGGACAAGCTCTTAAAACAGCTTTCTTTTTAGATGGTGATGATGATGCACCTAGCAATGTTAAAGATTGGATTTCGTCAGGTTGCGATACACTCGATTTAGCAATTTCAAACCGACCGAACGGAGGCTTCCCAGTAGGTCGGATTACTGAAATTACTGGATTAGAGGCATCTGGAAAATCATTATTAGCATCCCATGCACTAGCAGAAACACAGAAGAGAGGCGGGTTAGCAGTGTATATTGATACAGAGTCAGCTACTAGCACAGAGTTTTTACAAGCAATTGGGTGTGATTTGAAAACAATGCTATATGTTCCATTGGAGACTATCGAAGAAATTTTTGAAACCATCGAGACAATTGTAGAAGGAGTCCGCAAATCAAACAAAGACCGTTTAGTTACTATAGTGGTGGATTCAGTGATGGGTGCTTCCACAAAAATTGAAATGGCGGCTGAATACGACAAGGATGGTTATGCAACTAGTAAATCGATTATTTTATCCAAAGCAATGCGTAAGGTAACCAATTGGATCGCTCGCGAAAACATATGTTTGATTTTCACAAATCAATTAAGAACTAAACTCGGTGTATCATTTGGTGATGCTTGGACTACATCCGGCGGTAAGGCAATTCCATTCCATGCATCAGTTCGTCTTCGACTTAAAAATACTGGGATGATTAAAGCAAAAATCAATGGAGTAGAACAAGTAGTCGGAAGTAAAACCGAAGTGCAAGTTGTGAAGAATCGAATGGGTCCTCCGCACCGCAAAGTGAACTATGATATCTATTATGATTCTGGAATTGACAATTATGGCGGTTGGTTAGAAATCATGAAGAAGTTTGACTTAGTTAAACAATCCGGTGCCCACTATACATTAGATGATATAGATCACGAAACTGGTGAAGTGTTTGGGGAAATCAAATTCCAATCAAAGAACTTTATTGAAAAAGTAATTCAAAATAAAGAAGTACGTGAGCGATTATATAACAGAATCTGTGATGCCTATATATTCAGATATCAAGCTGGTATAGATGGCGGAATTGACGATGTAATTATCGACGAAACAGTTATAGACGAAGAAGGTTAAACAGTTATGAATTACCAAAGAATACATGATGCTATAATTGATAGAGCTCGCAATCGCAAGTTGCAAGGATATCGAGAACGGCATCATGTTATTCCGAGGTGTATGGGCGGAACTAATGATAATGACAATTTGGTTGAATTAACTGCACGAGAACATTTTATTGTGCACAAGTTACTAGTTGAAATATATCCACGCGAACATAAGTTAGTTTATGCGTATTGGATGATGTCTAGGAATGTTTCAAATTCTACATATAAACGAAACTATAAAGTATCTTCACGTGATTATGAATACTCCCGGCAATTATTTTCAGAGGTTTCGAGTATCAGTCAAAAAAGTAAAAAACTATCCGAAGATCATAAACAAAAACTAAGTGCAAAAGCAAAATCGCGAAAAAATAAACGTATACCTGGAGAATTTAAACACTCGGACGAAACGAAACAAAAGTTAAGATCTTTATGGAAAGGTACCACTAGATCAGAAGAGGACCGAAAAAAGATTTCAGCGGGCCAATGAGGCAAAAAAAGAAAATTAGTTACATGTCCACATTGTGGTAAAATTGGCGGTAATAACGGAATGGCACACTGGCATTTTGATAACTGCAGAAATAAATAAACTATGAATAAATATCAAGAATTATTTAACAAATTAAAAGAGGAACGTGCCGTCAACACCGATGTGAATGATCATATCATGGTG